TGGGCGGTTTGGATCGTAAAAAGATGGTGCTGGATGTGGTGGAGGCCGATATCGCCCGCCGCGTGCCGGATTTGATCATCAGCCGGGCCATCGATCTGCAGGCGGAATACAACTGCGTAGCGTGGTCTGTGGAAGCGGTGCAATTTCAATATTTTATGTACACCGAGCTCATCAAACTGGCTGCGCTGCGCGGTATTGCGTTTCCAGGGATTCCCGACACGCCGCATACCGACAAGTCGTTGCGGATTTCCAGCATGCAGCCGCATGTTGCCAACGGCTTGATCAGATTGCATCGCAATCAAAGCACATTGATCGAGCAATTAAAATTTTACCCTGAGGCCGACCACGACGACGGCCCGGATGCGCTGGAAATGTTATGGCGACTGGCTCAGCAATTTGGCGGCGAGTGGGAATACACATCGGCGGGTAATAGCCGCAACAAACGGCGTTCAACAAGCCGTCGAAGCACTTATGACGAGGATTGGGATGATGAGTGACGCATATCTAGCTGGAAAAGAAGCTTATAGAAAAGGCATTGTAGATTCCGATAATCCATTTCCAATGGGATCTGATGAGGCTACAGATTGGTTTGATGGATGGTATGACGAGGAGTTTTTCAGTGATTAAACAAGCCAAGGCCGCATTGGCCAAACTCACCCAGGTCAGCAAAAAAGGCCTGGAAACCCTACAAGCCGGTGCCCGCTCCACGCAAAGCACAGCGCTTAATTATATGAGCGTTACCACGCTTGACCCCACTAGGTTGGCGGCGGCATTTGCTCAGGCCGACCAGGGATATATCACCGACCAGGCTACCCTATTTGAGTTGGTAGAGGAGCAAGACCCGCATATTTTTAGTGAGTTGGGCAAACGTCGGCGCGCGGTGACTGGGCTGGGTTGGCAACTGCACCCGCGTGATGATGCTAATCAAGCCGAGATTGACCGCACCCAAGAGCTGACCGATATGCTGGGCAACATCCCTCGCTTTGAGGATGCGCAATACGATTTGACTGATGCGATCGGTAAGGGCTTATCCATCCTGGAGTTTGACTGGCAAACCGGCAGCGAGTGGCTACCCAAAGCGCTCAACTGGGTGCCGCAACGGGATTTCAGAATTGACATCAAGACCGGCGAGTTGATGTATTTAAAAAACAGCCTGCCAGAGCCGCTACGCGAGTGGGGCTGGGTAGTGCATGAGCACCGCGCCAAGTCTGGATATATTGAGCAAGCTGCATTGTTTAGGGTGCTGGCCTGGACCTATGCCTATAAAGCCTACAACATCCGCGATATGCAGCGGTTTTTAGAGGTGTACGGCATGCCGTTGCGCCTGGGTAAATATCCCAGCGGTATTGGTAAACCGGAGCGTGATCAGCTGCTAAGGGCCGTGCGCAATTTGGGCAACGATGGCGCGGGCATTGTCCCCAGCACGATGTCGATAGATTTTGTCAGCGCGCAGGCCGGTAAAGTAGACGATTTTTTAAACGCGACCGAATATTGGGAGCGCAAGCAATCGCTCGCCATTTTGGGCGGTACGCTAACCAGTCAAGCCGACGGCAAAAGCAGCACTAATGCGCTGGGCCTGATCCATGACAAGGTGCGGCGGGAGATTATGTTGCATGACGTTCGGCAGATTGAGCCAACCATGAATAGCCAGATCATCAAGCCGATTGTGCTGTTGAACGGGATGTTTCCGCCGGACCGTATGCCAATGCTTAAGTACGACACCGCTGAGTCAGTCGATCAAAAAGCCATGGTCGACGTGCTAAAAATTGGCGCTGAGCTGGGCATGGAGATCGATGTCGATTGGGCGCATCAATCGTTACAGATCCCGCGCGCGGGTAAAGATGCCAAGATTTTAACAGCGAGCGGCAAGCCAGCTATTCCGGCGGCTAACGCTGCATTGACAAAGCTGGCGGCATTGGCGGCGCAAAAAGGTGGGGCTGACGACATTACCGCAGCCTATAGCGCCCAATTGGCCGCGTTATGTGTACCGCATGAGCAAGCGGTTATTCAACAGATTGCTGCATTGGTCGCAGAGGCTGGGTCGTTTGATGATGCTATTGCCGGGATTGAGGCGTTAAAGCTGGATGGTTCGGCATGGGCAGAGTCGGTGGCGTTGGGGTTGGCTGCGGCTAATTTGGCGGGACGCGATGAATAATAATGATGATTTCTACGAGTTTTTAGCAGTAATCACTTTTATATTATTAATTGCTGCATTAATTGGCCATTTTTTTGGATTAGCGATTAATTATTTAATTGTCAGTCCTGATGGCGGCTGCCAATGAAAGCTAAAAAGTTATTTTTTAAATTGTTAACGATAAATTATGTCGTTTTTGTTGCCGCCGCGGTTTTGTTCTATCCATGTAATGCCCTTTTAAACATTCTAGTCGCGGCTGTAGAGGCCGCGTATATTTTTTATGAGACGTTAAAAGATGCATTATGGCGCATTGATCTTTCTAAAAATAATTTCGATAAAATTCATAAATATCGCTGGAGGAAGTGATGTCTAACAATACATATTCAGGCATGACTGATGATGCATTAACGGACATTAAAGATGCGGTTATCGAAGAGCTGAAGCGGAGAAAAGCTGAGCCGAAAATTCCAGTTTTTATAGTTGACGGCGTCGCCTATAAAAATATTGATGAAGCACTTATTGAGCTGATAAAAGACATTGAAATATGTCTAAAGCACAAAGATGGGTCATTAAAATATTTTGCGGAGGCTATCGACGATAATCGGCCAGTATTGGGCATGACATTTGATCATTGGTCGGAGTCAGAATACAACGCTAGACCTGATAAAGTTTATGGCTACTAACCCCGCCCAACTGCCATTCAAAGAAGCGATCAACTACTTCAAAAACAAAACCAAGCTGCCAACGTCCGGATGGACTGACATTTGGCAACAACAACACAGTCATGCCTTTGTACTCGCTGGTGCGGCTCAGGATGCATTGGTTGAGGATTTTTATAACGCGATCATCCAGGCCAAGTGGAGCGGTGGCGGTTATGACGAGTTTAAGCAGTCGTTTCAAGACATTGCCACTAAGCATGGCTGGTCATACAACGGCGCGCCAGGCTGGCGTAGCCGTATCATCTACGATACCAATATCACCCAATCCTATAATGCGGGGCGCTATCAACAAATGGTAGCCGTCAAGCACCTGAATCCCTATTGGGAGTATGACCACACTAGCATCGAGCACCCACGCCTTGAGCATAAAGCCTGGGATGGTTTAATTCTACCAGCTGATGATCCTTGGTGGGATGTCCATTACCCGCAAAACGGCTGGGGCTGCAAATGCCGGGTTTATGCAATTTCTGAATACTCAGCCAGACAGGCATGGGAGGCTAAAGGTAAAACCGGGCCAGACCAAGCCCCACCTATTGAGTGGGAGGATAAAGTCGTCGGCAAAAACGGCAGCAATCCGCGCACGGTACGGGTGCCGAAGGGTGTTGATCCTGGCTTTGCTTATAATCCCGGCAAAGCCTATCTGGAGCCGCATACAGTACCGCCATTGACAGGTTACGATGCAGTGTTAAAGCAACGTGATAAGCCGTGGCCCACTGAGTTTAAAGTCCCGTCTATACCTATGCCAACTAAAGTATCGCCAAATATTTTATTACCTGCCGATATTGCTCCGGAAGCTGCAGTTGATGAGTTTTTAAGCGTATTTGGTGCGACTGTCGATGCTGGCGTGGCATTCGAAGATATGGCTGGAAGCACCTTGGCAATCACTAAATCTCTATTTCAAGATGGTAAAGGTAAGTTCAAGTGGGTTGGTAAATCAGATAAAGAACACCGGCTGCAATATATGAATTTATTGGCTATGGCGCTACTTGAACCTGATGAAATATGGTGGGTTTGGGTACAAGATTCTATAGATAATGGCCGCTGGCGTCTAAAGCGTCGCTATTTACGTGCGTTTGAACTAGATGGAAAAAAGGAATTTGCTTACTCTGTTTTTGAGTGGGGCAGAACAGGTTGGTCTGGATCGACGGTATTTATGGGTTCACAAAAATCTGAAAAGTCGCGTGAAGAGTATTTTGATCG